ACCTATATTCACAGGACCAGTGAAGTCTGATTGAACTAATCTATAGGTTGCTTCGACGCATTCATCAACGAACAAGAAGGAACGAGTTTGTAAGCCATCTCCCCACACCTCGATGGTTCCACCATCCTTCGGGAGTTCAGCCACTTTACGGCAGATTGCTGCTGGTGCCTTTTCTCTTCCTCCATTCCATGTTCCTTCTGGACCGAATATGTTATGGTAACGAGCAATACGCACAGGTATATTATAGTTACGACTATAAGCGAGATATAATCTTTCTGAGAAGAGTTTTTCCCATCCATATTCGGAGTCAGGGTTAGCAGGGTACGCAGAATTTTCACGACAGTCAGGGTTGTTAGGGTCTAGTTGATTATGTTCTGGATACATACATGCTGAACCAGAGTAAAATATTTTTGTCTTCCAATCTAACTTAGATCTATTTGCTTCAGTCCAACTTTTATTCTCACCATCAAATGATTCATTTAACTTTCTCTGTTCCTCAAGGACATTTAAATTGATTGATACAGAGTTATGCATAATGTCTGCATCATTCTCTCCAGTGAATACAAAACCTGCACCACCCATGTCAGCAGCAAACTGATAGATCTCATTAAATGGTTTGATGAGTCTGTAAGGAACCTCATTGTAGAAGTTACCTTGCTCTCCTTTATATTGTATTACTCTACGAACAAACTCCACATCACGTAGATCTCCCATAATAAATTCATTTGCTTCAGTATCTGTAAACTCTGGAAACTTAAGATCAACACCACGTACCCAGTATCCCTCAGAACGAAGTCTCTTTACCATATGACTGCCGATAAATCCACCTGCACCTAATACTAATGCTGTTTTTTTGTATTCACTCATATTTGTCCTTGAGTATTAATATATCTATATTACTATTAATGATGCCAATTGTCAACTTCTTCCATAAGAATCTTCAAACCTAACAATATCATCTTCTTCCAAATACATTCCACTTTGAACTTCAATTATATGAAGAGGTATTGAACCTGGATTTGAAAGGCGATGTTTAGATCCTATAGGAATATAAGTACTTTGATTTTCGTGTAGTATTATTTGATCTTTATCTACTTCAACTAAAGCAGTTCCTTTTACAACTATCCAATGTTCTGCACGATAATGATGCAACTGTAATGAAAGTTTTGCATTAGGTTTGACTTCTATTCTTTTTACCTTGTACCCATACCCCTCATCAATCGTTATATACCATCCCCAAGGTCTTTCATATTTCATTCGTCTTTAATGTAGCAAGGAACACCTGCAGGATCTAACCACTTTGTATATTCAAAGTCATCAATCGCAGTCTTGAACTGCATGAAATTATCACATAGGTACATATCTTTGTAACCATTGTAATTATTCCACTTCTGAATACGATAATCTGGTTGACCATTCTCTAAAAGATCAGGCATCTTTATATACCTGTATGGTTCATTCTGTAATAATACTTCAACCATGATTTAAACCTCCACTAAATCTTGTCTTAGATATTCAATAACCTGATGATAGTCAAATTCTGGATCTTCGATAGACCACTCGATGTCATTCTGATAGTGACGACATATTTTCTTGTATAATTTTGGATACTTGATATCCAAAAATATATTATTATTAACAGCATCTTGAAGTATGCTGAGATCTTTTTTAAACTTTGTGGTAAGCGTCATTGCTTTTAATTGTGTACACACATATTATAAGTCAAACTGATATTAAAGTCAACATCGTTGTGACAGTTTAGCAACCGTCATCGTGTGTAGTGTGTATGAGGACTATCGGGTCATCTAATGAATCATCACCAGTCAATCCTTCCTCTTTAAGTTTTTTATAATTATAACACCCATCAAAACTTACTTTGAATTTTGGTTCCTTATCCATTTAACAAAACAAATATAACAAAATATTTAGTCACTTAATTATCTTTGGAATAATTTTTGGATTGGAACTTGTCTGACTTTATCAATCACGTCACTCTCAACTCTCTCAACTATTCTCTCTAATATATTAACATCCAAATCCATAAATGGTGGAACAATACCTAACATTCTTAACAAACCATCTACGAACAACGCAAGTGTAGTAAATCCAAGAATCATACTAAGGACAGTTGCATCACGATTATGCTTTGCCATAGATGCTTCATCAATTTTTACTGCCTCTGCAACAGCCTTCTCAACAGCAGCATCAATTAGCACATCCACTTCATCTTTAGTGTATGTGTATTTTCTTATCTTCTCCTCTGTAACAGTTCTTTCTTTAGGAACATCAGTTAAAGGAAATTCTGTAATGAAAGTTTTTATCATGACTGTTGTTTCTTTTTAATATCTATTATAGCAAATTTTTAGTTAATGTCCAGTCGGACGTTTTGCTTGGGTTTCCTCACGAATCCTCTCTAATTCTTGTATTCGATTTAACATTTTTTGTTTTTTCTCAATATCATCTAACTTTTTATGAACCTGTTGTAATTCTTTTTGAATATCCATTCTAGTAAAAAAATTCTGCCTTTTGACCTCCCCACGTATAGTAAAGAGTAGTGAGTTATAGGTCATAAGTATAGGTATTTATCTTATTTCAAAATCTAAACGACGAACTTTTCTCATTCTTCTTTGTTCTTGCCACTGTAATTCAGAGTCAGTTAGAGAATTTTTTTTACTTTTTTTAATACCAGAACTAACAATCAAAACCTTTGATAAGTCTTTTGCTGTAATCTTTTCATCAAAAATACTGGTCATATTTGGACAACCACAACACTGAGATTTTTTATTCTTATTGCTTAACTCCGTATTACAAACTTTACACTTAATAACTAACATTTTAATAATTTTCAATTTACCAAATCACTCTTATTTAGATTCTTTCATTTCTAATAGCATAAATAGAAACAAAAGTCTTTATATATCAATGGCAAATAGGATTCCTCTGATAGTTAATAGTGGTGCAAACCAGATACAAGAGTTGCCATCTAATGACAACTTGCAGTTAAATGATACTAATAAACTCGTATTAGGTACTGGAGGAGAATTTGAGATATCTCATAATTCTAGTGGAGTTAGTAGTATTAATGTAACGGGAAATCTTCAAATAGTTACTGCAGGTAACGTATCTATCACTGGAGAATTGCGTGTAACTGATGATATCACTGCTTTCTATTCTTCAGATATAAAATTAAAAACTGATATAACTCCAATATCAAATGCTCTTGATAAAGTAAGTTCAATCAGTGGTAATACTTTTAAGTGGAATGAAGAAACACATCATGAAGGAGAAGATACTGGTATAATCGCACAAGAAATAGAAAAACTTAATCTACCTGGTCTAACACAAACAAGAGATAATGGTATTAAAGCAGTTAGATATGATAAACTTGTCCCATTATTAATCGAAGCAATCAAAGAATTAAATGACAAAGTAAAATCTTTGGAGGGATAAATGGTATTACCTACAGGAGAAAGTCCAATTTCATTTAGTGGAATTAGAACTGAATTTGGAACTGCTGGTGCTGAATCATCTACTGCTCCAGTAAGATTGGGACAATATAGAAGAGATGATTCTGCTTTTACTAATAAAGATGTGGGTGGATTACTTAATCAACCACTGGATACAGGTATTCCAACATCTGGAGCAATAAACGTAGATGCTTTTCATGATAAAAGATTAAATGTAATTATTGATTATCATTCTGGATCAACAGAAAACAGACCAGTGGTAGCAAAATCAAAATATGCTGAAAGTTCAACTTCAGAAGGAAACTCAACAGGTAATTGGAATGTAATTGGTGGATATCGAAATCCTCCACCACTTACGGGTGGAACTAAAACTCGAATACACGTTAACAAAGCAATTGGTTCTTCAAATAGTAATACCAACAATTGTGCTGTAAGAACAGGAACTGGTTGGAATTCAGGAACAGTTTTAACTGTAGAAGTTGGTTCCTCTGGTGCATTATATGGTGCAGGAGGAAATGGTGGAGATGGTGGAACCAGTGATAGCGAAAAAGATGGAACTAACGGTAGTGCTGGAAGCAGTGCTTTAGGTATTCAATATGAGGGAACAACAATTATCAATGATGGATCAATCATTAATGGATTTGGTGGTGGTGGTGGCGGTGGTTACAGAAAAGTAGAAAGAGAAGAATGGTTTGGAGGACCAGTATACGCAGCAGGTGGCGGTGGTGGTGGTGCTGGTCAAGGACTACCATCTGGTACTGCTGGATCTGGAACTGGTGGTGGCGGTGGTACTTTTTATGAAGAAGTAAGTGGAAGTCCTTTTTATGTTACTACATCAGGATCAGAATCTCAAGTACTTCAAACTATGGGTATTATTGCAACTATAGACACAGTTAGTGCTAATGACGCAACTAGAACTGCTGGTACATATACTGTTAGTACTTATACTGCTCAAGGATCTGGCACTGGTGCTACATTCTCTATTGCAATCGCTAATGATACAAACAGAACTGTTACTGCAAATGTTCTCACTGGTGGTAGTGGGTACGTAGTAAATAATACAATTACTGTTGCTGCTGCACAAATTGGTGGCACTGGTAGTGCTTTAACATTTGATGTTGCATCAATTAGTAGTTTATTTACCTTTAAAAAAGGTGGTAGCACTGTTGGTACCAATACTAATGGTGATGCTGTTGTAGTTGGTGGTGGCGGTGTTGGTACTAAAAGGTATGTGTTATTTGCTGAAAACGATGATGCTACTAGTGTTGAAACTGCAAATCCTGTAGTGGATAATTCTCCCAGTAATCGAATATTTAGAATAACAGAATATGAAATTGTAAGTGGTGGTAGTTCAGCAGGTGGCGGTGGAACTGGTTCTACTAGTGCTGGTGGTAATGGTGGAAATGGTGGAGAAAGATCACAAGCTCACGGTGGCGGTGGCGGTGCAGGAGGTTCTAATGGAACTGGTGGAGAAGGTGGTAATAACAATGATGGTGGTAATGGAACTTCATCTTCTGGAGGAAACGGTGCAGATGGAACTCATACAGGAAGCATAGAAGGTGAAAATAATGTAACAGGGGAAGGTGGTACTGGTGGTGCATCTGGTGCTGCCATCCGTAGAACAAGTGGTATTACTGTAAATATAACTAACAACGCAACAATTACTGGAAGTCAAACTGCGACTGGAGTTTCTTAACTAATTCCAGCAACTTGCATCATCAACTCATTCGCACAGCAGAAGAAACTCGAAATACAATATCTACCCCAACCATCATAATAGTCTGAATTTTTAATACTTATTTTCTTTACACCATGTCTTACCCAACCTGGTAAAATTATCATTGAATTATTTGTACACGGAACTTCATAATCATAATCAGGAAAATACAACTGTCCCCCTTCAAACTTCTTAGGTTCTTTATAGAAATATGAAAATGCTAAGAACTGAAATGTTTTATCTATGTGTGGTTCATAATATTCTTCATCGTGATAATATCTTATTTTTGTAATATCATAAGTTGCTTGTGATGCAATTGAGCAGCAATCATGTATATTAGCAAAAGGTTCTATTATCTCTGATAAAAATAATTTTCTATTTACAGTTAAAATATTAGATAGTTTTCGGTAGTTTACATTATTTTTTATATCGTTTATATAAACAGCATCTAAAGCAATCGCATGTGAATTTGTTTTATCTACTACTCCTCCAAAATCTTTTGGTTCAAGAAGTTTTCCTGGTTTGGTGTAAAATTTAAGTTCCTCCCAAACTAACTCTAACTCCTCTTGATTATAAAAATTATCATATATTATATGAGGAAAAGGGATATCATATGCGTTAGCATTCAAAGTTTCCATAATAAAAAAAAATAAAGAATTAGTTGTTAATAATCATATTATACCACTCTTCGCTCATTCCTCCAATAATATTATCTGCATCAGTTTTGTCTTTTGCGTATCCCTCTGTTACCAAGTGATCAACTACCTTTTCATATGTCTTCTTTGCTTCTTTGATTTGGCGAGGTGTTGATTTCATTTTTCTTATATCTTTATTTTTATTTATTATAACCAATCTTAGAACACATTGCAATAAAACTTTCCGCATCGATGACAACTAAAGGTTGTTTCCGATTCTTTTTCATCACTACAATAGGTTCATAACCATTGCAGTTTTCCTTTGCCTGTTCATAGGCATCCCATACATTTAGTTTCTCTTGATTCTTGCACTCTACACTGAATGGAAACTTCTCTCGTGCTGCTCGTGCCATCACAACATCTTCACCTCCTGCTCCCATTGAACAAGATTTAATATCTTCTGGATGTATATCAAAAGTTTCTATGAGTTGCTGAACAACCCACTTTTGTAAATTACGTCCCTTTGCTTTCGCACTCTGAGTTTTCATCTTCTAATTGTTTCATAATTTGTTTATAGTCATCTGCAGCATCACGAAAACAATCGTATAAAGCATCCATATCCCATTCAATATCAGAGTTTGAATCCTGCGAATGAATCTTTTTTGACATCTTGTTTAATACCACCTACTATATATGACTCAACTTCAGTTTCTTGTGGTGCGACTTGGAGTCCTTTTGAACTAATCCAATGTGCAGTCCAAGGTAATGGATTGTTTCTTGCTGTAATATCATATACTGGTTTTAGACCAATTGATTTCATTCTTTTGTTTGCAATCCATTCAACATACTGATGAAGTAATTTATCATTCAAACCAATCATACTACCATCTTCAAAAAGATATTCTGCCCAACGTTTTTCTTCATCGACACAACGTCCAAACATTTTATAAGTCCAATCTTCTTCTTCTCTGACTATCTCTTTCATTTCTGGATCGTCACCTTTTCTCCAGTAATTCAAAATGTTTTGAGTTATTGCGAGATGTTGGTTTTCATCTCTTGCGATGAGGGAGATAATTTTTGCTGATCCTTCCATGAGTTTGAGTTCCCCAAAAGCAAAGCTACAAGCAAAGCTGACGTAAAAGCGAATTCCTTCCAGTATGTTAACATTAGCCACCGCACGATAAAGTTTTCTTTTTAATTCTTTGATTTCATATGAGGAGGTAGGACTTTCTTTCCACCCATCTTTCCACATGTTACCAACACCCCACTGTTGAGCATCATTTATAAAATCATCATAAGATTCAGTTACACTTGAAGCACGTTCTAGTATACGAGGATCAGTTAGAATTTTGTCAAGAACCTCAGATGGATCAGGATAAACATTCTTAATTACATATGTATATGAACGTGAGTGAATCATTTCCATAAAAGACCAGCAAGACATACATGCCTCTAATTCTGGTAGAGAACAGTATGGTAAGAATGCCATACCTGGTGCACGACCTTGCACAGAATCAAGCATGATCTGATACTTTAAATTTGAAGTATAGATATGTTTTTGTTCTGGACGTAGTGTTTGGTAATCTCCACGATCTTTCTGGAGAGACACTTCTTCTGGTCTCCAAAAATATCCCAATTGTGATTTTGTTAAGTTCTCAAAATTTGGATACTTAAAATTATCATACCTCTGAACACCTAAAGGTTGTCCAAAGAACATTGGTTGTTTTTTAGTGTCAGTAGTTTCAGTATTAAATACTGTCATTCCTTCAATCTTAGATTGTGCAACTGTCACAAGATTCCTCCTGAGCTTGTAAAAGATCTTTAACTAATGATTCAATATTTTCATTTTGATTCTCTGATGGTTCATCAATCTCATCAGTTTTCATATCATGGGTATTTTGATAATAACTTGTCTTCCACCCATACTTATATGTTGTGAGAAGATCTTGTGCCATTACAGAAACAGGTACTTCAGAGTTGGGATAGTTAACTGGATTGTAAGACCAGTTTCCAGAAATTGCTTGATCAAAGAATTTTTGCATAACTGCAACAATTTTAATGTATCCTTCATTACTCATCATATCCCAGAGAAGCGTATAGTTATTTTTAAGAGTTCCGTATGATGGAACAATTTGCTTCAAAGGTCCTTTCTTTGATTTTTTGATTGACAAGAATCCTCTTGGTGGTTCGATTCCATTTGTTGCATTAGAGACAACAGAACTGCTCTCCGATGGCATTTGTGCCGAAAGCGTTGAGTGTCGTAACCCGAACTCCTGTATGTCATTGCGTAGAGAATCCCAATCATATCTCAAAATATTAGGTACTAGTTCATCAACATCTTTCTTATAAGTATCTATAGGAAAGATTCCGTTAGAATATTTAGTATTATCAAACCCTGAACAAGCACCTTTTTCTTTTGCAATTTCATTACTTGATTTAAGAAGATAATATTGAAAAGATTCAGTGATATCATGAACTAAAGAGAGTGCTTCTGAATCAGAATACTTAACATTATTTTTTGCAAGATAATGTGCCAATCCAATAAACCCAACACCAAGTGACCTCCTTGCTTTAGTAGCAATTTCTGCAGCTGCAACAGGGTAATCTTGATAATCAATTAATTCTTCGAGACTTCTGACAGATAGATCACACAACTCTTCCATCTCATCTAAGTTTCTTATCTTTCCAATATTGATTGCAGATAGAATACACAAAGCAATCTCTCCTTCCTTGTCATCTATATGATTGATTGGATCTGTAGGGAGTGTAATCTCTTGACAAAGATTACTCATACTAACCTTGTCCTTAAATGAACTATGAGTATTACAATGATCTATATTCATAATATAGATTCTTCCTGTTTCTGCTCTTTCTTTTAAAATATCAAGAATGAGTTCTTGTGCACCGATAGTTTTTCTTGGAATATCTTTTTGATTTTCATAATGAACATAGAGGTCGTCAAAAGAATCAGTCCCAAAAGCATCATATAAACCAGGTACATCGTGGGGTGAGAAAAGACTGATGTTTTCGCTTGAACAGAATCTCTCATAAAACAATTTACTGATTTGAATTGAGTAGTCGAGTTTTCTTACACGATTATCTTCGGTTCCTTTATTATTCTTTAAAACAATTATGTCTTGGATTTCTTGGTGCCAGATCGGAAAGTGGACAGTCGCTGATCCCCCTCTAATGCCATTTTGAGTGCAACATCTGACAGTTGCTTCAAACTTCTTGAGGAACGGTACAACGCCTGTGTGCTGTACTTCCCCACCTCTGATTTTAGCGTTGATGCCACGGATGCGACCTGCGTTGATGCCGATACCCGCCCTTTGTGCAACATATTTGCCGATAGCCATATCAGAACTAAAGATGCTATCGAGGGTGTCATCAATATCAACAAGA